CATCGCTTCTAGGCATGTTCCAGATGGTAAGGAGACGAGAGCTGTCATGATGCAGAAAATCCCTCGGTATTTTGCTGAAGCTGTTCTTGCCATACCATTGATGGAATATCAAACTACCAAGAGAGATAGAGTTGGAGGCATGTATCCGGTTCTGTATTCTCCTGTGGATTACCAAATCGGTTTTGATAGAGGCGTGTACATCTATGATTTCGCGATGAGTCTTTGGGCCACGTGTAGACCCGACGTACTTCTCGTTGATGCAGATGCCACCGCTTTCGATTCTCACCAGAAGCACAACAATATGCGACAGTACATCCTGCAAGCTTCTCTCGACTCCATAGCCGAGCATAAGATTGACCCGCATTATGATGCTATAGGAGCTTCTCTATCGGAAATCCTTAAAGTCATTTGGGGAAAAGGGAATGTATATGATGCTTTTTACGAATCTTCTGGTCAAGGAATAGTATCTCTTTTTAATATCGATATGTTAGGATCCGGAGAGTATATGACAATGCCTTTGAATATGATCACTAATAAAGGACTATCAGATTACTTGCAACGACTCTTATATAAGAGAGACTTGCTTGATTTCAGAGTTATGCGTAGACGAAAGATGGGTGATGATTCGGAGGAGCTGTACTACATTGAAAATCCCACTACTAAGAAACTCGAAGATTTGGTCGCGGCTGTATCTGATTCGTTTTCTGATAACGGATTTGAGATTAATGCAGCTAAGACCAATTCTAGATTCCATGTATGTGAGTATCTCAAAGTAAGGTCGGCTTTCGGAATGAACATTCCTCGAGATCATCTTCAATACTTCTGCTCGGAAAGAATCTCTAAACTTCCTGAAGTTAGGGAGGAGATTTTATCCCGTCGAAGCGTGTACAACTCTAAAATATCACGTGGTTCTGATCCTGTCTTTTTGAGTAATCTTCTGTTTTTCATGTCTGTTGTAAGGTTGCAAGAAACAGTGTACGATCGCTCTACTGGCTCGAAGAATCTTGCCTATTACCCGCCAGTCACTCATTTTCTTCCAGTTGCGTATGGGGGAATTGGTTGTGTGCCTGGGGTTACAATTGGTACATCTAGTGATATAGCTTCTATATGTTCCTTAAGACGT